AGCTGCATTTCCCCTATGACGCGGTACGCATCGAACTGGCTTGGCGCGCGGCGGCCTAGGACGTGCGGGGCCAGTCGGACGCGTGGACGGCACGGTCGGGTGACAGCGCGGCCGTGGGGCGTCACGACGGCGGCCGTGGCAGTGGGTTTTACGCGTGATGCGATCACTTGCACCGAGCGCCATCCACGACGATACTTGAGCAGCAGTCGCCGGATGACTCCGGCGTCGCCGAGCCGCTACCGTTACTGCATCGGTGGGCACCGAGGTGGAGCGATCCATTCACCCGTATGGGGATTAAAGCTCGGGGAAGGCGGCCGACGGCCCAACTCGTCAGAGTGGGCCGTTATTTTTTGCGCGGTCGCTAAAGCGTTGCAAGCGCATCACTTCAGCCACGGGTTTGCAATGCGCCGACTGGAACTCGTAGACCTTGGCCGCGTCGCGCCAGGTCAAGACGAACAGGTAGCGCATAAGTCCGCGCCTTATAGAATCATAGCCGATTGCGCCGCCGCAATCCGCGCACGGGCGATCTCCAGGTACTCGGGCTCGCGTTCGATGCCGATGAAGCAGAAGCCTTCCATGACGGCGGCCTTGCCGGTGGAGCCGGAGCCCATGAAGGGATCAAGACACACGCCGCCGGGCGGTGTAATGAGACGGCAGAGGTAGCGCATGAGACTGGTAGGCTTGACGGTGGGATGCGTGTTCTTGCGCCTGGTGTCCCGCTGGTACTGATGCCCCCTGCCATCGTGCTGCCACTGGTAGGCGTCGTCTTCCATCAGACCGCGCCGCTGTTCTTCAAACTGATCGAGCCCGGCGTCGCGATCCGCCCGGCTTGCCTTCGCGCAGTACACCAGCGGGTCCGGCTCAGGGTCCGGGGGGCAGGATTGGAAGAATCTGGCGGCTGAGCCTTGGTCTCCGTAACCAATGCCTTGGACTTCGCGCAGTTCAGGCTTTATGGCGCAGCCGGTGTCATGGCGCCGCTTGTGGACTCCGGTTATTGGCTTGCTTGGGCTTGGCGTGGTCTGCGGAAACAGCGCAACGACTTCTGGCGATCCATCGTGAATGAGGTTGGCGGGGAATCTTCCGATATTCGGGTTATGACCTGACTCACTACCATCCTGCCAATAGCCGCCAAGCCCCGCACCATAGACCGCGTTTTTTTTAGTGGACAGCGACCCAGGAACGCGCTTGGTCGTCCCTACGCGTGACGCATCAATATTCAACGCGCCGCACCCATGCGCCAGCAGGTTCTGTGCGACGGTGCCGATGAGGGGCTTTCGCGCCATGATGATGGGCTCATGAGCCGGCTTTAATGCAGTGCCTAGCCCGTCACCGCAATTCAACGACTTAGGGAATCCTTGCCCATACACCCAGTGGATTGAGTCGCGAATCTCCCACCCGGCATCTTCAATCGCGTACGCGAGCCGGTGAGAAGTGCGCGTACCACCGAACGCCAGTAAATAGCCACCCGGCTTGGTCACGCGCAAGGCTTCCTGCCATACCTCAATCGATGGCAACTCAGAATCCCACTTCTTGCCCATGAACCCGCCCGCGCCGTTCCCCGTGCCGATGCGCGCCCGGCCAGCGGGTGAGTGCGGATTGTCCGACTTCGCCCCGCTGCCGCCCTTCTTGTTGGCGGTCAGGGCGTAGGGCGGATCAGTCACCACCGCATCCACCGACACATCCGGCAGGGTCTTGAGAACGTCCAGACAATCACCCAGCAGCAGGCGCACGGCCTGTTCGTCACGGGCGGGTTCAGGGAGAGCAAGAGCGGCTTGGTTCATGCGTGGCATCTTTGCGTCACGACACGCCGACGGCCTAGGACATGCTACGACGCGCGATCTCCTCTTCCCGCAACCGCAGCATCGCCTGCTCATTGCGCCGGTCCAGTTCCGCGGAACGCGCTTTCAACTCCCCATTCAGCCAATCCGCAAACTCCGGATCAACCCCCGGTGGTGGCGTCTCATCGGGCACGGACACCCAACGACCACGGCACAGGGGGTGTTGCAGCCCCGCGGCCGGCCACCACAATTCCTCGGCGGCGCGCTCCACCAGCCCCCCGGCCGTCTGCTTGCGCGGGCTCGCCGACCGGCCGACGTTGGTCTTGCCAGGCCAAACGTGCGTCCACCCCTGTTCCAGGCCCAGCGGCTCTTCGCTCCAGGTGAACACCATGCCGTCGATACGGCGGCAGAACGGGCAGGCCCCCTCGTAATGCTCGACCCGCTTGACCTTCGACCCATGCGCCAGGCTGGACAGATAGGCCGTGTTGGCGGCATCACCGGCTTCGGTGATCGCGATCCGCCGCAGGTCATAGTTGAGGGTGCCGAACGCCTCGCGGAGGCTGCTTTCGAGTTCGGCCGCGCGAGCAAGTCCGCGCTCTTCGACGTGCCGGACGATCAGCGAAGACATTCGGTGCCGCGTCGACTCGGCCAGGCCACGCAGGTTCAGGACGATGCGGGCGGTTGCGAAACCCAGGCCGGCGCGGGCGCTGGCAGCGACAACGGGGGCCGCCCCGGCGCCGCCGCTCGCAACCTGGGCCATCAGGGCGCTCAGGTCCGCGGGGCTCGCCGTGCCGCCGCCTTCCGCGATGGCTTGCAGGGACCCGGCCAGGGCCGCCTTCCAGGCCAGCAGATCGGCTTGCGCGGCCAGCCACTCAGGCGGCAGCCGGGTCTGCACGATCAGATCCACAAGCTCCAGCCAGTCCGCGGGCAGGTAGGCGCTCAGCGGCTTGTCGAGCCGCACCCGCACGGCCGCGATCTCGTCCTCAGTCCAGGCGTCGGCCTTGCGCAGCATGGGCGTTGCCGGGCCAAGCCCAAGGGCTGAGAAGAGGGCGTTTTCCGCCGCTTGCAGGCGCTGCGCAACGGTCTCGTGGAAGACTTCGACCAGGGTACGCAGGTAGGGTGACTCGTGCTCGCGCCACGCCATGGACGGGGTCGGCTGTTCGGCAATGGCCTTGTGCAGCGTCTCCAGGGCATAGTCCGCGCAGTTGCAGGGGACGTGTTGGAGGTCGATGAGGACGGGTGTGGTGACGGGTGACTGCATGATGGGGACCCACGGGGCAAGGGACTTGCGAAAGAAGGTGTGCACCGCGCCCAGGCCGGGCTTGACTTTGAGGGCGTCAAGGATAAGCTGATGGTAGGCTCGGTGTCGGCCGGTTTCCCGGTCGCCTTGATCGGCGATGTCTGGCCCCGGAGGTTTACCGCCGAGCCTGCCTAACTCGGGACTGACCGCGGCGTCATAATAAAAGGCCCCGCGGTCATCCTCTTCCACATGCAGAATGGCCAGCGCCAGCCCGCCGTTGTCTTCCACTGGGACGGCAAACTTGTGATAGGCCACAATATTGAGGCGATGCGCCTTGCGCGGGTCCGGCAACTCCGTCTTGAAATAAACCGCCCGCGACAAAGCTGATGGCAGACGGAACATTAACCGTGCTGCCCGCTCGTCCCCCGTCATGCTCTTGGCGTGCTTCAACCCGGTTGTCGATAGCTCAATCAACGCCCCACTGCCGTGATTGACGATGGCGAGCCCCTGCGCGCGCATGTACGCCGCCGTCTGGCGAGCGGCGCGCAAGGCCTCGACCCGCAGCGTCGGTCCGGTCAGGTCCGGCAGACGCACCGCCGCTGTGCGCACCAACAGGTCGGCCGTCGCGTGCGCCAAGGCCGGGATGTGCGCCGCGTCCAGCGGGACCGCCGCCAAGGTCCTGCCGCGCTGTTCGCCCGTGGCGCGCACCGGCGCAAAGACGGACGCAAACCGCCCGCGTTGATCATGGTTGGGGTTGCCGCGTAACGCCTTCAATAGGGTGTCCAGGTCGCCTGGACGGCCAAGCGGGTGTAGCGCCGTCATTCCGGCGCCGTCTCCTCCGCATAGGCGGCGATCAGGCGGGAGAGGTAATGCCGCGCCTTGGCGTAGTCTTCCACTGCCTGCCCCGCTGTTGCCCCGGCACTGCTGCCCTTGGTCCCGGCCCGCGCCATGTACTTCAGCACATTGCCGCGCAGAAACCCGCGGAACTCCTCCGGCGTCATCCAGGCTTGCATCGCCTCCCAGGGCTGGATCTTCAAGCGAGCGTAGTGGTCGCCGCCGACTTGATAGGATGCTGCTGGTTCGCTCATCTTGCACACCAACCCGCCAGGGTGAAAGGTCAGCGGCGGGTCCGGGTGGCGGGTGCAAGACCATGGACTTTTCGGGAGCTACCCTAGCCGCTGGACTGCGAGTGTGGCGTCACGACGCGGGGGGCGTAACCTCAGCGAACACCGAAGCCAGCACATCCGACGGATAGGTGTTGACCTCGCCCCACAGCGGATGACGGGCGCGCCCGACCGGCAGACCGTGCTGACGACAGACGGCCGATGCGCGCTTGCCAAGCATGGCGGCCAGTTGGTTGTCGACCGGGTGCTGATGCAGATTGGCATAGGCGGCGACCGCGAAGAACCCGTCGCCGTCGGCAATGGCCTTGACCTTGGCGGCGGTCTCCTGCTGCTGGACGGCCAGGGCTTGGTGTTCGGCTTCCAGGGCGGCCAGGCGCCGCTCGTGACGCAGGAAGGTCTGCGCCATCTCAACCAGGGCCTCACCGGGGGTCTTGGGGGTTTCGAGTTCTTGCCAGCGGTCCACCAGGCGACCGGTGAACTCTGGGGAAAGCTGGGCAACGACGACGTAGCTGTCGCGTTTGTTCTCTGCGGTGAAGAGGTACAGCTTTTCAACAACCCCGTTTGCCGATTTTGCCCCATCCACCAGTGGTGGTTGGGAGATCACTCCGCGTTCTACAAGGCGATCGATGGTGCGTTTCACGCTGTCGTGGCGGACCTCGACGAGATCGGCGATCTCGCGCGAAGTCATGGACACATGAGTGAGGACGGACAGACTATTCAAGATGCCAACTCCCGCGCCCGCCCGATGGGTGAGGTAGCGACAGGCCCAGGGCAGGCGGGTTCTACAATTGGGCTTTTCGGGGATCAGCCTAGTCGCTGGGTCCCGATGATGGCGTCACGACACGGGAGGGCCATGGAAAATGGCCTATGCGCAGGTACTGATCCCATTGCCCCATCGCATTTTTCCAGCCCCATCGACACAGCAGCGCCGGCCGCTGGCCCCGCTGCCGCGGATGGTCCGATTGCCGAA